CCCCCTTTTGTGATGCAAATCCAGCAAAACCACCACCAGCCAAACCACCAGCCGCTCCTAGCAATGCTAAAGACAATCCTCCCGTTTCGGGAGCTAATATAAGGGCTGCCAGAGTTGCTAATCCGCTGCCAATTAAAGCTCCAGTTCCAGCAGCTTCAGGAGTAGCTCCCATTGCAGTACCAAGAGCGCTTCCACCCAAATAACCACTAGTTAATCCAGCTCCAACTCCAAGTGTCTGTCCGAGTAATCCAGTACCTATTGCACTCATACCAGCTCCAACTGTCGATGATGATGCCGTAAACGCTAGCCTATATAATGCAGCAGTTGCCATAGTCGCGGAAGAAGCTAATCCCCAGAATGTATCTCTAACTAAAGTAAAACCTTTCCCAAGAAAAGTTGCTGCGGTGGATAACGCACTCTCCGCTTTAGCACGTTCCGTCATTTGTTCTTCTATGGAATTTGCTGCTTGCGCAGATTGACCCCTCAATTTCAAAAGATCTTCATTATTAAGTCCCAAAGTTTTGACTAAAGAACGAACACTGGTTTGATTAAGATTGAGATTTTCTGTATTCGCCTTAATATATGCCAATGTAGCATCTGGACCTTGGGTTTCGTTTATTTTTGTTAGTGTTCCAAAATCTAGAGTGGCACCAATTTGATTTAATTGTGACAAGGAATCAATCGTACCATCCAAATTAGTTATCATGGATTCTTGGGCAGCTTGCACGGATGCTAAACTAATCCCTAACTTATCAGCATCTGCTGCTGCCTTTGCAAATGAATTGCCAAATACCAAGAATGATAAAGAGTTTTTATTGACGATATTTGCGAGTTGATTCCCCGACAATCCGGCTCGTCCCGATGCTGCTCGTAATTTTTCAAATTCGGCGGTGGTGGACACACCGGTAGTAATTAATGCTTGAAGTGATTGTGCTGTTAATTGAAACTCAGATTTAAATCCACCCTTTAAATTTTGTGCGAATGCTATAGCTCCGGCACTACTTAATTGGAATCCTTCACGGGTACTAATAAACGTATCGGTAAACGATTGTTGTGCAGACTGTAGTTGTGCCAGTGATACTTGCTGATTTGCATTAAAATTTGTTAGTTGGCCGAGTAAGGATAATCTATTTTGTACTTCTAGTTGGACACCGCTGGTCGCTGTAGTTCCTATGGCGGATGCAAATTTTATCCCAGCATCAGTAATTTTTAACAGTTCACTTCCAACACCTTTTACTTTGTTTGTAAAGTCCGACAGGGCGTTTGTATTTTTTCTAGTATTATCTGTATTATCTTTTTTTGCATCTGAGTTGTTTTTCTGGATTTTGAGAAATTCGTCCATAACGGGTATAAGTTTTTGGATTGTATCCGCTAAACTACCAAGCACTAGATCAGATTTCTCTATATTATCAGATAAACTTGCTAAAATATCTTTCTGTGAGGCCATACGTTATCTCTTTGAAGGGGTACTACTCTTGGGTTTCATCAATTCTGCTTCTTTTGCCTTAGTGTCTTCCAGCTGCTTCATATAAAAGGTACGCAGATATACTGGCATCTGGTATACTTGGTTAAATGTAAACCCTCCATTACTATAGTACGATAACGTAAATAGTATTTTATGGATGTTAATCTTATCGTCCGAGGTCAGGCCAAAAAAAGTTAGAGCCCATTGGCATCCTCGCTTGTATTGATTCTCCGCAATGTGAGCATTCAATAGCTAAATCAAAGTTCACATCAGGGGAAACCTTTTTAATCTGATCTCGTAGTGCCCGAACATCTCGGATAATCATCGCATCCGCAAATTCACGGATAACCTTGCGATCGGTGTTTCCATTCACCGAGGTAATAATATACTTCAAACGAGTTGATCCATCAGACTCAATAGAATTATTAAACTTCTTCATTGCATCTACTTCTGCCTTTACTGCCTTTTCATCCCCACGAGTTAACAACCGAAACGTAATAGCCACCCCCGTTGGAAGCGTTAAGGCGTATTGTCCATCTACCGCAGTTTCAGTTGGTGCTATCATTTCTAATGCTGATAAATCTACTACATGGTCAACCTTCCGACTGCATGCCATGCACGACAGCTGAATGGGATACTCTTTTCCATAGGCTAAAATTCGTGAAGCAACCATTACGGCATTTAAATCCCCAATAAATAAATCATCAGGAGAAACGCCTTTTGTTACTACCAAACTTTCCAGTAATTTATCAATAACGGTACCTTTTTGAATTAAATTCGTACTGGTTAAAATATCTTCTTCCTTAGCAGTCATATACTTGACATCCACCTTCCCTGACGCCAGGGGACTATCTGGTGGATACAACTTACCGCCACTGGGTAAATCTATTGTTTCGGTTGGAAATGCGTATTCTGCCATAAAATAACTCCTTAGACTAGTTGATTTTCCTACTACTATAAATACTATTCTTCTGAAATTTCGGTGATTATATCCTCTTGATACACGGTATTTATTTTTATACTACATCGGTATATCTAGTTCCCTTTCGTATTGCAATAATAATACCACGGGACACATTAAATTTAGATGCGATGGTTCTATCTCCAATTCCCATAGCTTTTAGTTTTCTAACCTCTCTCACCTGTTCATCCGTCAATTTTCGCAGACCACGTGCCTTAGTTAATTCTATACGCTTTTCTGATATTTTTTTCTTATGTTCGGCAGATAAATGCTTTCCTGTCCATGGTCGTGGATGATTTTGTTTCATAATATGTATGGTTGATGCAGAATGTCGTTTATTACGCATACTAGCACCAGCAATGCTAGCAACATTAAACATCATCCCGGTTGCTTTGTATGAATCTATATATCTCTGTTCTACGTCCAATAGTAAGGATTTGTCACAATATTCCAATATTTCAAATGTCATATTAGATTCTCCGTACAAATTATAGCTATTTTGTAAGTGTGGGTTTCCATGCTTATTGGCTCGTAGTCTATTGTAGTGATGATGTTTTCGTCGTGATAATTCTTGACTTGACCCCACATAAAATTTTCCAGACACGTTACAATATATTTTATAAATCCCAGAATCCATATATAAATCTCCAAATAAGGTACATATAAATAGTGGAACCCAACCCATTAATCTGGTATTTCCTCAATATTAATCAATCCATCCGTTTTTAACTTTTTTATAAATTCACTGAAAAAGGATTTATTTCTAATAACTTCAATATCAATTCCATCTACAATCTCATCTGCCATTTTTTGTTTAGCCTTAAGAATATCTCTCATATATTCATCTATGGTGTTGGCGCACATCATATAATACACTTGTACCTGTGATTTTTGTCCTATTCGATGAGTTCTGTCCTCCGCTTGTTCGTGATTAGCTACGGTCCAATCCATATTGAGGAACACCACTGTATCAATTTTGTGTTGTAATCCGTCGATACCCATGCCTGCTGCCATTAAACTAAAGCATCCGACCTTCGCCTCACCACTTACCAATCTATCAATTGACGCCTGGCGAGCTGTCTTGTTCATTTCACCCGTAAGGAGGGCAGCTTTGTCTCCATAATGTTCATTTAACAACTTTAACGGGTCTAGATAATTGCTGAATATTAGAATCGGTTTATCATTATCTAATAGTTCATCTATCATTTCAATTAACCGAGGCATTTTCTTTTCAATCAAGAACTTCTGTAATTTTGGCATATGTCCGATAGACGGTTTTTCTATTTTCCACCGCCCAAAAACTTCTCGTAATAATGTTTTATATTCCCGTTGTTCTTCTTTGGATAACTCCACATATAAATCGTTACGTTGCTTGGGTGGTAATTCCGTAAGAATTTGGTCTTTCTTTCGTCGGATAACCAAATCTTTGGTACGGTCATGTAAGTCTTGGAGATTACGAGGTGCTTCTCCTTTCCATCCCCCATACCGCTGGGTAAAATGAAAGAAGTTATTGAACCTATCTTTATCCAAGAAGTTCAATAAACTAAACGCTTCTATCGGGCGGGACATAACAGGCGTTCCCGTTAAGAAGATACAATACTTGGTTTTAATTCCAGGATACTTTCGGCGTTCTTTATACGACCCCAAAATACTTTTTGCTCGAATCGTTTGTCTGTTTTTTAGGAAGGTAGCTTCATCACAGACCAATAAATCAAATCCAATAGAACGAAGGTCATTGTGTA